TAGGTGTCGAAACCTGCAACCATGCCAACGTAGCTGCGCTCGAAGGCGTTGTTCGACTTGTTGCCAGCAAAGCTGCGGGACACGGATGCGCCACCAGCTCCACCAGCAATGTTGCCTGCAATGCCGTTGTAGTCGCGCGAGGACAGGGCCAGGTAACGATCGAAGGCTTGGACGCCCTGCTCGTTCATGATCGAGTCGCACAATGCCACATCGTCGTAGTCACCAGCAGCAGTGTTCACGGTCACGACCAGCGAGCCTTGGGCTGCGGCCACGTTCATGATGGCGATGTTGATGTCGGAGGCCAGCTTTTGCTTTGCAGCATCGCCCAGGCGACCCTCTTGCAGGGCATCGCGCAGCTCGAGCGCGTCCAGGATGAACGGCACGGACTTTTGGAAGCCGAGCGTCGCAGGGACGGAGAGCTGGGTGTAGGCCGTGAAGTTGCCGGTCTGGTCCATGCCATCGTACGACTGTGCGATGTAGGGCTGGGGGCGATAAATCACGTTGTTGGTGCGTTCCATCATCGATCCGTCGGTGTTGTAGACGGACACGTTGCGGGACAGTACCAGCGCGTCGTTGAAGCCTTCGAGGATGTCCTCGAACGCGACGCGCTCTTCTTTGGAAAATGCATTAGACATTTTGTGTTCCTATTGAAAAAAATTATTTGGAAGCTGTTCGTTTCTGCGCTTTGTACTGGATGACTTTCGTCATGTTTCCAGTCCTTGCTGCTTCTTCTCTCAGGCGATCAAGGGTTGAGTCCACCGCGCCAGATGATCGTCCAGTTCCCGAGACGATACGTTCTGGTGCGGGTGCTGCCCTGCGGTTGGTAACTTTCAATTCTTTCTCCAGTTTCGCTACCGCGAAGGCAAACTTCACGGGGTCTGTGATTCCAGCAATTTCCTTGGCCTTCTTTGGGTTCTTGCCGAGTGCATAAATAACCAGGGCTGGATTGTCCGCGCCTTGCAAGACGACGCCTTGCTGGGTGATGTTCAAGAGCTGCTGGACGGTTTCCTCAGCATCCTCGTAGTCACGTACCTTCAGCTCGGCCTTGGCCTTGCCGTAGGAGTCCAGTTTGGCTTGCCAGGCTTGATGCTGCTGCAGCTCGGACTTCTTGACCGTCTCGGTCTCCAAGTCGTGCTGGCGCTTGCGCTCATGCCATGCGTCCAATGCTTGCTCGTACCTATCCGCATCGTAGTCGTGGTCTTCCAGTTTTGGCTTCGGACCCATTATCACGACCGGCTTGTTCTCAGTCGTAGTGGCCGTCAGCCTGGCTTCGAGTTCACGAATGCGTCGCTCTTTTTCCCTGTTCGTTTTCCGCAACTCACGCACCCATTCAGGCGCACGAACTTCCTCTTCGGTGGGGGGCGCTTCCTCACCAATGCTGACAACTACCTCGTCATCGGGCTGATCTGAGTCATCGACAACGTCGATTTCCTCGGTGACCTCGTCCTTAAAAACGATCTCTTCGTCCGCAAATACTGCCTCTTTTTGCATCTTTGACCCCATCAAACTCACCCATGGTGCGGCTGGGTGGATGCCGTTTCTCACATTTTCACTTACTTTTTGTCATCTGACAACAGGCTGGACCTCTTGGCCCATGACGGCCTGCTGGGCTGCCTCGATTTCGGTCAGTACCATATTCTGTTCCTGCACGCTGGTCTTGGCCAGCGTCTCGGCTGTCTTGGCCCTGGACAGGCCAGCGTCGGCCACGGTCTTGATTGTGCTGGCGCGTGCCTGGGCAGCCTTGGCCACGGCCTCCTCGGCTGCGGCCTGCAAGAAGATGGCGTTCGGGTCTTGCTGCTGGCCCTGTGCCTGCTGCTCGGCCATCAACTGCTCGGCCTCTTGCTCGGTCGGCTTGACCACGCCCATGCGCAGGAGCTGCTTACGGAAGAAGTCGCGCACGTCGCCGATGCCCTCGCCCTCCATATTCATCATGGCCATTGCCTGCAACACCTGCTTGGTCTGCGCATCGTCGGTGATGGCCATCATGCCGGTCAGAGCACGAACGGTGGCCGCACGCTTGCTGGAGCTGGATGGGCCGACATCGACGACCACGTCGAACTTGGCGCCACTCAGGTCGTTCTGCATGACCACCTCGCCGGTGTCGCTCACCATTGGCTGCATCAGCTCGACCGTGTCCACGTCCTCGGTCCTGCCGATCACCTTCATGCGCCTGCCCTCTTCGACGTAGATGTCCTTGGCCATGCTGAGCCAGATTTCACCGCAGCGCTTCATGCCCTTAGCAAAGTTGCTCATGTAGATGTAGGTCTGCATGTCGATGCGGGTCTGGATCATCTCGACGGCCTTGCCGGAGATGTTGCTCACCATCTTGTCGGCCTGCTGCGAGCTGCCCAAGATGTCCTGCATGTCCTGCTCGGTGATCTGCAGCAGGGCTGCCATCGCTGGCGGTATCTGTGCGCTGCGGGTGTAGGCCACCGGGCCGCTGACAGTCTGGCTGCCGTCGGGTGCCGTGATCGGGTTCACCAGCAGGTAGGGGAAGTTGCGCAGGTTGTCGTCTGCCCACATGAGCTGGTGGCCAGAAACCTGCTCAGGCGTGAGGATGGGTTTCTCGACGCTGGACAGCGCGCTGATCTCACCCAGCTTGCTGAGCTGCATGTTTTTCAGGCGCTGCGCATCCTTGGCCAGGCGCACGTGGCCCATGCAGCGCTCGATGTTGTCCACGAACCAGCGCTTGCCGTAGACCGGAACGATGGGAATGCAGTTGCCTGCGATGTAGCCTGCGTCTTCGAGCACCTTACCGCCGGACATGATGTACTTGTGCACGCGCTTGCGCTTGATCTTGCGTCGCCGCACTTCGCGGCTGCCGATGGCGTTCAGGGTTTCTTCGAGGTTCTCGTCCTTGTCGAAGTCGATCTGGCGGTAGCGCTCCTCGGTGCCGTCGATGGCTCGAAAGATGCGGATGGTCTCGTTGACCTCCTCGACCTTGTAGTATTCAGCGATGAACACCACGTCAGGCGTTGCCCAATCAAATTCATATTGGTGAATGATTTTCGGCCAGTCGGTCGGGTCGTCGCCCCATTCCTCTTTATAGCTGGCCCTGGTCATCGATGTGACCACAAAGCAGGACTTGGCGTCCGACTTGTCCTGGCGCTTGCTGTTGAGGTCGAAAAATACCGAACTGTCGGCGTCGAAGATCGGCTCCATGCGGATGCGCTGATATTCGTTTTCCTCGTCCTCCTCATCCTCGTAGACGGTGCGCAGGCGCCAGGCGCCAAAGCCGCCGCCCACTGCTTCCTCGAAGGCATTGTCGTAAGCCTCGTCGGCCACGCTGTCCTGCTCGTCGGCACGGTACAGGCCGTCGCAGGTCTCGGCCAGCTTGTCGTTCTCGCCGTCCTTGCTGACATAGTCAACTGTAATGCGGTTGTTACGGTACTCGTTGACGATCCGGATCACCGAGAGCATGATCTTGTTGACCTCGAACTTGGGCTTGTTCTCGTATTGGTCCCACAGTGGGCCTTCCCACTGAGCACCGCACAGGCTGTAAAAGCGCCGGTCCTGCAGGCACTGCAAGCGCTCGTCGCGCAGGGCAGTCTGGATGTCGTTAAATTGCTTTAGCGCATCATCGTGCAGGGTGCTCAGGAATTGCTCTTTGGAAATGCGTGCCATATTTTCGCCCTCGTTACAAGTATTTTCTCACCATTTGCTGTTTACTGGCAATGGCGTGAAGTTTATGGACCGGGCAACGGGTACAGCCCTGCGCACGCCCTCGCAAGCATATCTCAGCGCATCGATGACGTGATTCTTCTTATCCTGGAGCACTGGCAGCACCTTGCCGGTCAGCGGATCGGTCTTGTAGCTGTAGAACATCAGCTCGTCGACAGTGTGTGTGCAGCGTGGGTGCACCACGATGTCGTAGGACTTGAGCCACTCGACGCCCTCCTCGACCGACTTGGCGCCTTTGACCGCGCCCATGATCTTGGGGAAGCCGTGCTTGCGCATGTGGCTGATCGTCTCTGGCCGGGAACTGTCTGCCACGATCGGCCACTTCTCGGCCTCGGGCACGGTCATGAACAGGTCAGGCGTGTTGATGATCTCGCAGCCTACCATGTAGGCCTCTTCGTCGATGTAAAGCGTGCGGCCAATGATGTGGCAGCGCACCAGCACGGTCGGGTCGGACGCAAAGCCCCAGTCGGCGCCGAGCCGGTGGATGGCGTCCCGTGGCGTCTCAAACTCCTCGACGCGCCAGTTACGAAAGACGCGCGCGCTGCTGTTTTGCAGGTAGGCGCCGCGCCAGACGTGAGCATACTTGTCCGGGTCTCGGGACAGGTCGTACTCCATCTCGAAGCGCAGCACGTCGGGAAACCAGGGGTTGTTGCTGTAGTTCACTTCGACCACCACAGCGTCGGGTGGCGGCTGGTCACCGCGCAGCAGGAAGTCGACCGGGTCGCTGGCCTGGCTTGGGTTCCACGTAAACCACAGCTCGGAGCCGGGCTTGCGGATGGTTGGCCGCAGCAGGTCCAGGCTGCGCTGCGACAGGCTCTGTGACTCCTCGCACCAGGCACGGTCGTATCCCTCCAGCGACTTTATCGAGTCGGCTGTGTGGTTCTGCATGCCCTGGAAGATGATCAGGCCGTCGCCCTTCTTGGACTTGATGACGGCCTCCTGCACCTCGAAGTAGGCACCGGCATTCATCTGCTCAATCTTCAGCTCCAGCAGCCGCTTGACGGACTGGGCCAGTGATTTCTGGACCTCGCGCACGCAGACGCTGCGGCTGGTCTGGTCGAGGATGTGAGCCTCGATCATCATCTCGGCAAATGTGTGGGACTTGCCCGAGCCACGACCACCGTGGGCGCCCTTGTAGCGCGCAGGCTCCAGCATAGGTAGCGCCCACTCTGGGGTCTCGATGCGCAGGGTTGTCACTTAACCACCACGCGCTCGATCTTCTGGATCGCCAGTGGCCGATCTGGATCACCAGTCAACTCCA